GGATGGGTGAACTATGATAAGTCAGAGTTTGCTAAGCAGTCTCCCTTATATGATGGTGATGAAGAACGATTAGAAGAGGTATACGGTAAACTGTATTCTCTACAAGATTTCCTCAAGCCTGAGAACTACAAAACTTATGATGAACTTAAAGCTAAAATGAATAAGGTTCTAGGTGTTGATGCCGGTGCTCCATCCATGGATATGCCAGCAATGAATGTGGTTAATGAAACTCCAATGGCACAGACGGCAACAGCTGCTCCTGTCATGGAATCATCAGCCTCAAGTGATGATGAAGATGATACTTTATCCTACTTTGCTAAGTTGGCTAAGGAAAGCTAATAAAAAGAAGTGTGGTCTACACGGGAAGTGTAGATAAACATAACGTTTTGGGGAGACTTCGGTCTCCCTTTTTTTATCTACTAGCGGCGCCTTCTCTACTTCTATTAGGCTTTTGTGACACTACGTTATAAGTATCACCACCTTGGTTAACTTGTGAATTATCTTGCACAGAATTAATATTACTAGCAGCTTTAGGAGTCATAGCAGCTGTTCTTAATTCTACATTCTCTGCAGATATATTCATTAAATCGGATCCAGTACTATCTCTATTAGCGGATGCACTAGTACCATTAGCTGTATCCATACTTAATATACCTTGGATTCTTTTATAATTTGCTACTGCCTTATCCACATCGTCGCCGAGATTTACCAGGCCGTCAGTCTTAAAATTAGTGCCTCTTTTTAATGTACCACCTTGGAGTATTGTTTCAAGTAGTCTGACATTATCATCCAAGTCAGTTATTGCACTACCCATCTCAATAGAAATTTCACCCATAGAAGACATTCTTTCAAATACATCTGCGAAGTTACTGAATGCATCTGCACCAGCTTGAATAGTATCTGCTTTTTCACCAACCTCAATCGCTTGTTCAATAGGACTTTTAGCGCCAGTAAAGAAGCCTACAATAGAAGCACCAATATCAGCTAGAGCAAGAACACCTTTACCCCCTGCAAAGGCCGTCAGTCCAAGACCTAAAGATGTAAGAGCTCCAGTAGCAGCAAGTGTTCTTTCTTTATCTGCATTCTCACCTATGGTTAATAGTTTATCTACTTCTGATACGATTGAATCTGCAGAACTGGCAGCGTCACCTACTCCTGCAAAGAATGAACCAACACCAAATGCGGCAAGACCTGTGCCTAATACTCCAAGTGCACCAGTTGTTTTTGCCACATCACCGAATGATAAGTCTGCAATACTAAGTAGAGTGGTAATATTACTTACAATGTTTTCAGCCCAATTACCACCGCCTGAGAATTTCTCAATAGCTTCAGATGCACCATCTGCAGCAGATGCAGTGACAGAACCAATACTAAATGCAATCAAACCTAAACTTAGAGCAGCCATGGTTCCTGCTATTTCTAAACCACTACCACGACTTGTGTCTATAGAAAGAAGAGTTTCTACGTTATCTTTAATTGACTTTGCAAACCCCTCATTATCCGAAAAATGTTTAACTGCTTCATCAACACCAGTTACTGCTGCCCCAGTTGCAGAACCTGCACTAAATGCCAGAAGTCCCATTCCTAAAGCTGCCATAGTAGCAGATACACCAGCTACATTCTTAACAGACATACCTTCAAGGTCTGCTATAGATATTAAAGTAGCCACATTTTCTTTTATCTTCTCTGGCCAACCACCACCTTCAAACTTGTCTATTACTCCTTGACTTAATGCTGCAGCACTTGAGCCAGCAGAGAATACTAACAGACCCGCACCAATAGCAGCTAGGGTTCCAAAGACTTCTGCCGCGGCTCCTTCATCTGCATCTAACCTAGAAATTCCTAGTAGGTCATCAACATTCTGGACTATCTTCTTACCATCCATATCCTCAATGGTTTTAATTAAGAATGCACTGGAAGCAAATACAGCAGCAACACCTACGGCCGCTGCGCCTACACCAAGTCCTGCACCACCTAACATTTTCATAAATCCGCCGCTACCACCAGCATCAGATGAACCACTACTTCCACCATTTTGTGGTATACCAGATGAACGCATTTCTTTTAATTCATCTCTGATTTCTTCAAAGATGCTTGCTCTTTCACTAGCCTTTTCTTTGTCGCCAAGTTTATTGGCATTCATTGTTTCAAAGAAATTATCAAATCCAGTATTAACCCTATCACTCATATCCAACGAAGCTTGTTGGATCTTTTTCATTTCCAATAGATGACGTCTAGTATTTCTACCATCTCGCTCGATCTCGGATGTGGCACGATTATTCTCTGCCATGAGTTCGACTAGTTGTTCTAAAGTAGCGCCCTTTTCTGGTGGTGTAGGATTATCTTTCATGTCTTATTCCTATTTCTTATTGAAGGCCTGGGCACCAAAAAATGCTGCCACAATACCTGCTACGGCCACAAAATATGTTGGGGCCATAGATCCTAGAGTTGACTGAGCTTGGTCAAGTCCTGCAAGAGACGCAACAACTACTGAAAAGGGATAGAGTAACATACCGCCCAAAGCAAACCACGCCATCTTTCTCTGAGCGTCTCTCATCGCATCTTGGTCGTCAAGTTCCTTTCTTTTAAATTCTAAGTACATATCTTGTTCAGCTTTAGATACTTTACCATCGCCATTTGTATCAGCTGGATGATGTCCACTAGCTTTTAATTCTTCTTCCATTACATTCCCCTATATCCACCACTCTTGGATTTATGTTTTAAATTTTCGTCTTCAATATACTGCTTTAATAGAGCAACATATATCTGCCTCTCCCATGGTATCATACTTTCTAGTTCAGTTAAACTATAGTTGTGATGCTGCATTAATGCAAAGTTAGTGTGATAAAAGTTTTCTAAACTCTCATGCGAGAGGCTTATGAAAAAAAACTATTAAGTCCTTTTAATTCAACCTCATTTACTAACTTACATTTAGCGCAGGTAAACTCACTATAGTATGATACACTAGGAGTATCCTGAAAGAATGCTTGAACTAACTTAAACTGTTCTGAGTTTAAATTCTCAATAAATTCTACCAAGTCTTCCCGTTTTTCTTTCTTTGCACTATAAACATTATCTTCATCAAAAATACTTTCAATACAATCAACGATTAAGTCCATAATACCTTCAACTGATTCTATCTTTTCAGGATCAAGTTTCCCGATAACTTCAGCTGTAGGGTATTTCATTTTAATACCAACACCATTTGAATCACCAAACAGTATAGTACCATCTGTTGAATCCGGTTTATGAATTTTAATATCGTCAATATTAATATCCAAAGGATTCATTATGCCGCATTCTTCACCTTTACATTTAATTTGAATTTTCATTTCTTCACCAACTGATTTTGCTCTCAGTTGTAAGAATAACATTTCAACATCAAATACTGTAAGATTATCCAACGACTCTAATTCATAGCAGCTTTGAATTATACTTCTTACTGCTTCACTAATTTGCACTGGGTCGTTTGATTCCAATGCAATCATTAATACCTTTTCTTCTTTTACCAAGTAAGGTCTCATATTTAATTTTTCCCCAGTAGACGGTAATTCAACCGTATAACGAGGAACACTCATTTTTGGCAATGCCATTATATTCTCCTAATATATTATATTCCTAGGGCTCCTAATGCACTTCTAAATCCTGATAGGGTAGAAGATAAGGGTCCTTCGGGTACATAGTTATCGTAACTAAATGTTACAGTCATCTTCTGGACAGCACTTTCACTATTATTGTCCAGAGTTATTCCAGCAACAGTGGTAGGAAAGGCATTTTCTAACCTTACACCATATACTGGAACATCTTCTTGATTCAGTTGCTGTATTACAACATCTGAAGTAAAATCTTTTTTAAATTTGGCCCTAAATTTCTGGTCATCAAATACTTGCTCTAACCATCCATCAAACAAAGTTTTCATATAATAATCATTGGTTAGTAAGAAAGTACACGTTACGTCTTCATTAATAAAGGAATACGGTATCTTTACTGCTTGTTTTTCTGCAGTATAATCTAAAGTAGTTATTTGACGTCCTGGAATTGTTACATTTTCACATAACATAGAAATATCTCTTGGGTCATTAATCATAGATTTAAGACCACCACCAGAAGTTAATGCACCAATAAGGCCGCCGGCACTTAATAGACCACCTTGGGGTGGTGTAAAGATAACTTGAAATCTATTCTGTTTTGCAAGTCCGCCACGTTTACCTATAGTACTTGTTAATTTATCTATTGACATTATTTGCCTCCTTGATAGACCTTTCTGGAATCTGCCCAGACTGATCTCGAGCTCTTCTTCTTAAATTGTTGTATTGGTAGATAGATTGCTGTCTCCCAGTCGGTCATAGGCACACGTGACATCTGTGACTTAACATGAGGCATTAAATATCTTTTAAAGCATGGCTCGAACTCTTTATACTTTCTAACACCCTGTAGCAAGTCATACGTTAATCTTGCTAAACGAGTATCGGGTTTTAAATCTTTAGGCGCAAGTTTAAATAATTCATTTAATAATCTTGCTCGTGCAACAGGGTTCACATAATGGAGATTTAATCCATAGAATCCGCCTGGTGCAGGCCCTACAATAATAGTTAATGGAAATTTGTCATAGTAGGGTAGTGTTTCTTTTGTCTTAGGGTCATAGAAATACATTATCATATCACCCACACGAATTTTACTTTGCTTCTCTAATGCATCATCCTTAAGGATTTTAGTCCTAGAAGGCACAGCACCAGCAAGTTCTTTTACTTTATTAGCGAACCATTCTTCGGACTCTGGTGTCCTAGAACGGATTCCTGCTCTAAAAGCAGCTGCACTTATTTTATCGAATATAGACATATATGTATTTATATCAAC